AATATATATGCAAATTCATTTATAGCTTCTAATTTGACATCTGGTAGTGTTTTATTTGCTGGTACTAGTGGTGTATTAAGTCAAGATAATACAAATTTATTTTGGGATAATACTAATAAATATTTAGGTATTGGACCTACTGGTACTCCTACTGCTCCATTAGATATACACAATGGTACTGTTGGTCAATTAATTCAATTAAATGCTACAAGTACAAATAATTCAAATATTGCATTTTTAAATGGTGGTGTAGGTAAATGGAGAATTGGTAATGTTTACAATGCTGGTGCAAATGATTTTAATATTCATAATATTGGTACTGCTGCAAATGCTATAAGTATTAATAGTAGTACTAACAATGTTACATTTAACGCTGGTTTGCGTACTACTGGTACTGCGGATCAACAACTTTGGGTATATGGATCAAGTCCATCATTAAGATTATATAATACAACTACAAGTCCTACTATAAATGGTTTTGTAGGTATGTCAACTGCTACAAATAACTTTATATTAGGATCTGCAAGTGGGGATATGTGTATAGGTACTAGTACTGCTGGTAATATATATATAGGATCTGGCACAACTACTGTTAGTCCAGCTATAACTATTTTAAGTAATGGTGCTGCTACTTTTGCTAATAGTATTAATATTCCTTTTAATAGTACTGCTGCTTTAATAAATACTAGTGGTGGATTAAATTTACAAAGTGGTTTTAGTTCTACATATATACAATCTTATAATGCTGCAATAAGTGCATATATAGGTTTATATTTAAACAATTCATTTACAAATATATCAAATTTAGGTACTGGAATTGTTTATTCTAATGGTGGTACTTTAACTAGCACAAACCCTAGTGATAAAAGATTAAAAGATAATATTAATGATCTAAATTATGGTTTAAAAGATATTTTAAAATTACGACCAGTATCTTATAATTGGAAAGAAGATAAAATAAATCAAGGTAAACAATTTGGGTTTATAGCACAAGAAGTACAAGAAATTATGCCAGATGCTATAAAAGAATTTGGTACAGATATAATATATTTAGGTTTAGAAAAAGATGCTATTTATGCTGCTTTAATAAACGCTATAAAAGAACTTAACGATAAATTAGTAAAAAATAATATAAACTAATATGAAACAAATACAACCAGTGGTATTTCCATTAAATATTGGTACTGCTATATACTTAAATTTAGTAGGGCAAAGTGATAATTTAGTAGATAGTGCTACTTTTTATTATGCTTTACTTAGTGCTACTGAAAATAGAATAACAGATGGATCTTTAAATATGGATGGTTTTGATTATCAAGCTTATTCAAGTAGTCCAGATAGCAATTCTTATGCCTATGAGTGGGCTGCTTCAAAATTAAATGTTACCTTAGTATAACTTTTTTAACCTTTAAAATATACCTATGAAAAAAGAAGAAGCACTACAAATTATTAAAGTAGTAATTGATGAAAGTATTAAAGCTGGACTATTTAAACAAATAGAAGCAGCAGTACAAGTTAGTAACGCATTTAATCTAATTGTAAGTGAATTAACAAAAAATGACTCCGAATAGTTACGATATGACTAGTATTAGAGGTACAGCATTAACTTTATTAGCTAGTGTAATAAGCCTATTAGACATTGAACAAATGACTAAAATAGGTGTAATGAGTATTGGTATCATATCTGGTATAACTACAATAGTCTATAATATTAAGAAAATTAAAAAACTAAAAGATGAAAAACGCTAAAACTACAATTTTCGGTTTATTGGCTGCCATTGGCGGTTATTTTGCTCAATCTGGTACTGGTAAGTTACAAGGTGTAGGACAAATAGTAGCAACTATAAGTACCTTTTTATTAGGTGCTAGTGCTAGTGATGCTAAAAAAGATTAATTAATGACTAGGGATAAAAAAGTAGCACTAACTATTGGTGCTACTATAATAATTTTATATATGCTTAGAAAAAAAATAGCTAGTGCTTTAAATAGTACTGCTTTTGGTACAGTTAGTGATAAATTATTTAATCTAATTAGTAATTTTGAAGGGTTTTATGCTGTGCCATATTGGGATCGTACTGGATATAGTGTTGGATATGGATCTCAATTTAACTGGGATCAAAATAGACCAGTGCTTAAAACTGATATAGTTGATAAAGCAACTGCTAAAAAATGGTTATTATTAGAAGCTCAACAAGATTTTAATTGGGTTAAATCAAAGGTAAAAGTACCTATAAGTGATAATCAAATACTAGCATTAAGCAGTTTTGCTTATAATGTAGGCAAAGGAGCTTTTGGAAACAGTACTTTATTAGGATTATTAAATAGTGGTGCTAATATTAATACAGTAGCAGCTCAATTTGATCGCTGGGTAACATCTGGTGGAGTAGTCAATAAAGGACTAGTGAATAGAAGAAAAGCCGAAAAAGCATTATTTCTTTCATAGGTGTTTTATATATGGTTTTGTAAGTAAAAGGCGAGGGCAGTTTCTACTGCCCTTTTTTTATGTATATACGTTCTACGAAAAGTTTAGTAGTCTTATCATATAAGTTATAATATGATCCAGATATACTTTCTGCAAATAACCTAAATGAATTAAGATTAGCTATATTTCGGTATTTTCTTGGCTGCTCTTTTGCATCTTCCATAAATAGTATGGCTGTAAATAGTTTTTTAGGCATTTTTAAGGGGTTTATCTATTATTTTAAAGTATCTACCAGACTGATCACTAAAAGCCTTTATTTTGCGACCTAAACATAAATGACTAACTGCTTTAAGTACTTTCATACGATCAAGCTGGGTTATATCATAAATGTCTTGTAAGCTAACAATTTTACGCTGCTGAATAATTAAATAGATTTTAGTTTTGTTTGTCATTTTTTTATATATTTGTGTTGAAAAAAGTTAAATCCTTGTGGGTTTATTGTCAGTAAGCAGTCTAGTATTAAAACACTAGGCTGCTTTTTTTTACTGACATACTAACCATTAGTGCATTTTTCTAATTAAATACCAAAATATTTTTTTAAATACTTCATATACTAGTATTATTAAAATTATTTTCATCTTATTTTGCTTTTTTGAATAATATGTTCTACCAGTGCAATAAAAGCTATACAGCTCCCATATATAATAGCTACTGGAAACAATATAAATATTAAGTATAAAAGTTTAAAAATTTTCATTATTAAAGGTTAAAAAAGTTATCTGGTAAAATATTTATTATCTGCTCCTTTTAATATCCAGCCTTTATTGATCCATATTTTTATAAGGTTTTTAGCATAAGCTTTACTGGTGGCAGTCCTTTCAATAATCTCATCACTAATATCATTATAATTTGTAGCTACTACAACTATTTTATTGCATAGTGCTTTACTTTCTAGATCACTAAGATCACTAGCTTTTTTTCCAGCATCTTTTTTTACTTCCGTTTCTACTTGCTGAAATACTCCATTAAAATTCATTAGGGTTATAGGCTCAAAATCTGCATCACTACGCATAAACCTACTAGATAATACATAGCAGTTTTTTTCTTTTTCCTTTACTATATCTAAGGTAGATTGAGCAAATCTATCACTGGCAGATCCTATATGTCCAGTAGTGCTTAAATTGCTCTTAGACTGGTGCAATACTGTTATTAATAGTACATTATATACCTTAGTAATCTTTTTAAGCCATTTAGTAACTAGACTAGCTTCCCTTTCATCATTCATATTAACAATAAGATCCAGTAAGCCATCTATAATAATTATGCTACATTCTGGGTTATTAGTTAAATATTCTTCAATCATTTTGCGAATAGTACTACTACTATCTTCCCTAACTTGATAAGCATTAAAATTGTCTGGCATTGCTATTAGATCTGCAAAGCCTTTTATTTTATTAATTTGTCTATAAAAATCATAATCACTGCTTTCCGTATCAAAATAGCATATTTTTTTACGATCCTTAGGCAAATGTACTTTCATACTGAAAATATCATAAGACACAAAGGCACTAGCTACTATTGCAGATATATAGGTAGATTTACCAGCTTTAGGCAGTCCAGATAGCGTAATAAAGTTAGAAAGTGATCCAGTATTTTTTGATCCTATTGTAAATACTATATCCTCTTTATTGGGTATGTAATCTGGGTTATATTTTCGTTTTGCAAGTAGTTCGGTAATTGTAAGTTTATTGTCGTTATTTTCCATTTACCAATTTTGTAGCAATCCAGCTATATATAGAGCAATAGTAATAATTAATAGGCTTTGACCATTACGATTGAATAATAGCCATTTTATCAGTTTTTTCATTTTGTAAATTTTGTGTGGTTTTGTCAATAAAAGTTAAAAAGTTAATAGCATCATCAGTACATATCCTAAAAAGTGTTTCTGGCTGAATAGCTTGTTTAGGATCGTAATATGCTTTAAATATTTCGATAGCATAATATTCTACTTTAGTCAATCCAATATTAGGAAAGCCAACTTGCCCAAATTTATCTTGCACTGGCATAGCTGGAAAAGCATTATCAAAATTTTTGTTCATATTCGTTAAATTTTTCTTTGTAATAAATTTCACCTAAATCAGTTTTAGCATCAGCTTTAATATCTTTAAATCCAGCAGCTACAAATACATTTATAGTATCATTTACGCTTTCAATTATTACTTTTTTTTCACTATCTGCTAGTTCTAATATTTTTAGCTCAAGCTCATCTTTAGTGGGTGCTGTTTGATCTTTAAACCAGTCTAGCAGCTGGTGCATTGGTGTTAGTTCCATATATTTATTTTGTTAAGTAATCAATATGACATTTAGCACTGGTCAATGTTTTATGGAAACTATTATCAAGCTCCACAACATAATCATTGCCTACTTCGTATATCCAATAACCTAAATAGTATATTTTTCTCATTATATAGTTTTTAAGTGTTGGTTAAGACTAGCAATATCATTATTGTAATTAGCAATGGCATCTTCCAGTAGCATCTTAAACTCTTGTGCCATATTAAAAAGAAAATGCTCTTGTCTAACAAAGTGAAATCCTCTGCCCTCAATATGATCAGCAGCAGAAAACATCATTGCACAATCTTTGTAATTAGTAAGAGAAAATAATAAACGTAGATAATCACGTTTTTCGGTTAGCTGCTTAATCTCAAGCAGTACAGCTTTTGAGCTGGAGTAATTTTTTTGCATTGGGTTTATTTTATGTCAGTAAAATATTTACCAGTGCAATTTATTAAACTTTTTTATATTGCCAAATAAATATGTCAATATATTTATTTAAAGGTCAAAAAAGTTAGATATTAACATAGGTTTTTAGGGGTATATGAAATGTATTTTTGCTCGGCTAACGAGCCAAAAATACATTTTTACATTCGTAACATTGCATATTTACCCCT